AGTCGATGCCATATATCACCTATGGTATGAACAGCGGAACCTTGTAGGTTCCGCCGGAGGATGTAGTTACCGTCCCGAATTGCGACGGCTGTGATGAATTGAAGGTGATGGCTCCTGTCGTCGCCGATGACGAGAGCGCGCTGATATTCGGAAACGTATTCTTGATCTGCGTTGTCAGCGCGTTGATCGCTTGCACGCCCTGCTGCAGTGTCTGCAAGATATCGCCGAGACCGAATGCCATCGCTACCTCCTGCCTGACTGGCCGAACCGAAACCGGATGCGGCCGAGGCGCCAGAACTCGCTTGATGCGTTGCTCTGGATAAAAGCAGACAGCAGCTTGTTGCGGATGCGGGTGTTGATGAATTGCGTCGTGCTGGTCACCAGATAAGGCCCATAGGTGGTCTGCGGACCGCCGGGATAATCGACGCCGAAGAACGTGATGTTGATCGATGCGTTGGGACTTGCGCTACGCAACCCGAAGATGAAGTCGGGGACCACCATATCGATGAAGGGAATGTCCTGCCCCTCGGCGATAGTCCAGTAGCCGGTCTGAAAGCTCGGCAGACCTGCGCCCGTGATCGAGGTGCCGCTCTCATGCTGAACAATCTGGCCGAAGTTATCGACGCCGATCGGCATGCCGAGGATGGAGACATCGGTCCAGGCCGTGCGCGACAGCGTCCCAAAATCCCATTCATACTCGCTGCCCTCAATGTGAGCCTTGACATAGGAGTCGTTCTCGCCGGTCGAGTTCGCCGACGGATAGAACCATGCGATTTCATTGAAGGCGGAATTGACCGCGACGCGCGACTTGCTCTGGTTGGCAGTCGACAGGTTCTGAAAGACCTGATCCCAGACCGTACAGGGCAACGGCGTCACGCCGTTGGAGCCGAGCGTGAAGAAATTGTTGCTGCTCATCCAGAACGGGTTGCCCGAAAGAATGCCGCATGCATGCGAACCGATCCAGCCGCAGCCTCTGCCGACCTGGGTATGATTGAAGATGACGGTGCCGCCGACATAGGTTTGGGTATAGACATCGACGTCGGTCGAGATCAGCGCGAATTGCGGGCATTGAATCCCGCCCACAATGATTGAGCCGGTCGAGAGGCGAAACGATCCCGCTGTGGTCTGGCTGTTGACGGCCCAGTTGGTGTAGTCGGTGGCGTTGCACCAACGGATCAGAAGCGGGTCTTGGACACCGGTCGCCTGCACGCTACCCCATGCCACCAGAATCTGCTGCGGCATCGAAATGTAGATGCCACCATTGAAGAACGGTGCCTGGTTGATTACCTGCGCGTTCTGAAACCCGAAATCCGGTGCCCACACATAGATCGGCCCGTTCGCCGGGCAAGCCATGTAAATCTCGCCCCAGTTGTCGGTGGTCCAGTCGGTCGCGGTGATCGGCGTGCCCGCGACACCGGCCGACGCCGAACCGGAGCCGAAGCCACCGGAGCCAAAGCCACCGGAACCGAATCCGCTACCTGTCTGCGCCGGCCCCAGCGTGATATAATAGACGAGCTGCGCATTGCCACCGTTCATGGTCGCGGTCGCGGTCGTCGATGCCTGTGTTACCGCCGTGATGGTGAAATTCGTGGAGTCGACGACGGAGGCAATCTGATATTTGCCCTGCACTACGAGCCCAAGGCTCGATCCGACCGTGGTCGGCGCGATGAACTGCTGGAACAGACCGGTGATCGACTGAAACCCATTATTCGACAGGGTCACCGTCACCGTCGCCGAGCCAGACGATGTCGAAAACACCGGCAGTTTGCCGCTCGATGTGATCGTGGTCGAGGCCGCGATGCTCGACAGAAACGTATAGATCGAGGAACCGCCGACCGTCGCGATCGGATAGGCGCCGTTGAACAGCAGATTGCCGATGGCGATCGGCGTGTTGAAGAAGACGGTGTTAAAAATGCTCGCGGAAGAGCCGCCATCTACCACGGTGACGACCTTCGATCCGGACGAGATCGAAAAGTTCGGCGGTGGATTGGTGGTGTTGGTCTGCGGCGTGATGTCCTGATAGGAGCCGGCGGTAATCACCCCGAGGTTGCCGGTAGCTGCGACGCCAAGGTGTTTGACGCCGTTGATGTCCTGCCACGGATGCAGATCGCGCACCGTCGATGCGATGGTGATGTTGATAAAATTCGCCCAGCCGCCGACGGTCTGGAGCAACTGCTCCTTGTAACGCATGAGCTGCGTTTGCGCCACGCCGGCAGAGTTGGCCGCAAGGGTCAGTTGCGTGTCGACGCCAGGTTTTAGTTGAACTGCGCCCCAGGGCATCGATTAGCTCCTCGGCGGCGACGGCAGCGGTGCCGGGCTCTGACTGGTCCAGCCCTGGCTTTCGAACTGCATCCTCATCGCATCGACATTGGCGGACTTCATTAGGTTGGCGTATTGCCCCTCCCAACTGGCGGCCATTTTTGGATCGTCGGCCTGCGCGCCGAAATTGCGCATGTAGCCAGACGCGAAGATCATGCCGGCGGCGATCATCAGCTCGGGCAGGTTCTGCGTGAGCCAGGTCGAAGAGTTCGATGCGGAGAGTGGCGCCGGGCGGGTCGTGACGGTCAATTCGGTGCCATAGGCTTGATCGGGTGCCGGGCCTAGCAGCACTTGGTTATTATTGATCCGGTAGAAAAATTCCGGTTGCCCGCAGTTCGACGATGCCGCCGATGGATAGATCGCGTCGATCACCGATCGCGACGATGGCACCAGCGGTACCCGCGTCGCGTTGGACGAAGTCGCACCGGCTGGCGTCAATAGATTGAGCGCCTGGATCACCAGCGGCTCGCCCTGCGCCGAAGACAGCGCCACCAAGTTCACGCCTGACGTACAGGTGACCGATGTATCGACCACGCTGACCACCGGCAGGTCCAGTTCACGCCAAAGCCGTCCCTCGGCATAGTCGATGAGACCGCCCATGATGCCGGCAAAATTGCTGTCGCCGGAGACGAGCACGGTCGAGGAGATCACGGTTAAGGTCGCGATCTCGGATACAAAGGAGTTAAAGGTCAGCGCCATGCGTTTTCCTCAGATATCGTTCGGTGCGCCGTCGGAAACGTTGAAGACCGCCTGCGCAATGGAGACGGCCGAGACGCCGTCGCCCTGGATTGCGATCCGGTGATACTGGAATGCAGCGCCGGACGTCGTCTTGGCGGTGATGATCTCGCCGACGGTGCCGACCGTTGTGCTCTGATAGATCGTCGTCCAGGTCGCGTTATTGGCGCTTCCCTGTAGTTGGAAGCCGGTGACGCCGTTCGCAGAATTGAGAAACCTCCGGTCATTCGGCGCCGTCAGCGTGAAGGACGAGACGACATGGGTCAGCGCCGGCACGGTCGACGGCAGCGTGAGCGACGTGCCGCTGGGATCGGCCGACCAGTTTTTGCCGACGGTGTTCTGGAAGCTGGAGTTCGAGATCGAGAGCGCCGCACACATCTCGGCGCGCTTGTTCGCATTCCCATTGAACGCAGCATCGACGCCGGCATTGAGCGTCATGTTGCCGATGTTGCCGCCAAAACTTTGCGGCGGCTGCGGAAGAAAATTGTCGGCGACGTTGAACCCAAGTGTCGAGAGCGGATTATCGGCGCCGACATAGTCTTCGGGGAGAGGATAGAGGACTGGCACCGGATCGGGAGGAAGGACGATCGTTCGGCCGTTTTCCTGCGGCACGTCGAGGCAGGTTCGGCAGACTTTTAGGCGCAGGTTCTTAAGGCGGGGACCTCCTTGCCAGTCCCATTGCCACTGCAACTCGTCCAGGTTGTAAATGAATTGACAGCGCTGGCACACGCCGAGCGCGCGCGGCGACCGCGCGCTGATACTGGCATTGCCATGCGGTCGCATCTCAGCGCCTCCAGTATCCGCCGAGCATCGGCGATACATACATCGGCGTCCATTCAGTATCCTCGGTCGACGCGACCGACCACGCCTCGTCGCGATCGACTTTTCGCGTTGCCTCCAGCTCCGGGCGATAGATGCGCGCGAGACGATGCGCGAGATCGGCGGTAATGGCGTCGAAGAACCGCGTCGGCAGCTCTAAATTCTGGCCGCCAATGATGGTCGCGTCCTGAATCTGCCGCGCGCGGTAATAGAAGAAGTCGTAAGGAAACGCGCCGTCCGGTACGAGATAGAACGTCACCGTCGGCGAACGCAGTCGATCGAACCAGTATTGCGACGGGAAACCCGCCGTGGTCTTGGTCGAGATCGCCGCATACTCGTCGCGGCTGATCGGGAACATGTAGCGATCGAGCTGCGGGTTGGTCGAATAGCGGATAAAAGCCGACAGGATCATCCGGGTTTCGGCCGGCACCGAATAGGTCGCCGAACCAGAAACCAGCGGAATCGACTGCAGGTCGATGGTGAACAGGTTCTGCCCTGGCATTGTGTTAAAGCGAACGAGGGCCAAATTTAGCTCCATGATCGCTCTTTGCATTTGAGTTTGTTCTATCTCCGTGGGGCGAATCTGGACTCTATCGAACGCATTCAGGATGAAGTCGCCACCTGAAGGTGAGAAGTTGAATGCGTTCGAAGTCTGGACGACGGGATTAAAGAGATTAGACATGCGCTCGCCCCTCGTACTCGAATACGAGCCCCGATTTTGGCTTCACCTTTTTCTGGCAATACAGGACGATGCTCGCCGTTGAGATACCGTAGTGAGAGGCAGCTCGGGTTGCCGAGACGAACGGGATGTTGTCGGTCACGCATCGGACAGGTCGCTGTCGGGCCTCCGTCGCCTTCTGCATGATTGAGCGGCGCTCGGCCAGCAACCGAGGATCGCTGATCTTGGTCCCCTTGCGATGAAGTCTTGTTAGCCTTTCCTTTTTCTCTTCTTCGGTGCGAGGTGGATAAATGGCATGCCATCGCTTCTTTGCCGATGCCGACATCTTTGCCTTGGATTGAGCAGAAAATTGAAGGCCCTTCACTCCACCGCCGCCTTCGGTCAGGTTATATTCAGGTTTCATTTCCTCAATCAGCCGTCGCTCTTCCTCCAACGCATGCCAAAAATCGCGACATTCGACCAAAACGGAAAAGACAAACGCCGACGCACCGTGTTTCCGAATTGCCGTATAGAATTTTCCAGCTTGGCCGCGCTTTGCATTGGCTAAATGCTTGCGCTTTCGAACCCGCAGCCCTCTTTCGGTCGCGCCGACATAGCGCTTGCCGTTATTTGTATTGAGTGCCTGATAGACGATGCATTGCGTCATGACTGCACCCGCAGTGTCCCAGTGGTCAGCGTCGCCTGGCCTGGCGCTGAGACCGAATATGAAGACAACCCGAGGGCCGCGACGCCGCTGCCCCAGTTCGCGGTGAAGAAGCTGCCGGCGGCCGACATCGCGATGCTGCAGGAAACCGTGGTGATGCTGTTCGACGAAGGCGGGTAGGTCACGGTCAATGTCGCCGACGTCGGCACGGTCAGGACGTTGGCGGAATCGAAAAACTCCACCGTGAATTCGACAGTCGAACCGGTCGTGACATTGATCGGCATGCCACGGCTATAGCATGAGTTGAACCGTAGCTCAAATTATGGCAGTCGCTGTCAAGCGAAATTTTAGATTTTTCAAATAATTCGGATGGACACATGCGCGGAGGTAATCGCCGCGACCGGCGAACCGGTAGCCGGTGCCACCGCGCTCTCAATGACGCCAGAGGTGCCAGCGGACGCCGCCTTTTCGACCACGCCGATCTCGGCCCCGGTGAAGCTCGTCTCGATGATGCCGACCTCGCCGGAGATCACCCGGTTGAAGATCGCCGCCCCAGCCAGAAAGACGTCCTTGGTTTCGAGCGCGGAAAGCGTGCCAGTAACGTTCGGGTTCGGCCGGAGCTGGACCGGAGCGGCGAGGAACTGCTGCAGCCGAGGAGCAAGTCCAAGCCGGAACCGGACCGGCTCGGAAAGCGCCTGAAACCATTCGATCAGCTTCGACGTCGGGATAACCGTCGTGTCGGCCGCAAAAAACTGCTGCTGCGGTGGCTGAAGGCCTGGCCGGAAACGCACCGGCTCGCTCAGAGCCTCGAACCAACCGGTTGCAACGAACGGCGATGGCGCCGGATGGAACGCGGAGAACTGCTGCTGCGACGGCAACAAGCCCGGCTTGGTCAGCTTCGCCGGGATCGACAACTCCTCGAACCACCCGAACGAGACGAACGGGAATGGATCGGGGAATGCCGCAAACTGCTGCTGGCCCGACTTTAGCCCGGGCAGGAAGCGGACCGGCTCCGACAGCGCTTCAAACCACTTGTCAACCGTGATGGTTTCGGCCGCGCCAGAGCCGACCTGACCTATGGCAAACTGGCCGGTTGCGCCGTGGCCGAGCATTTATCAGTTTCCTCTCTTGCTCGCTTTGGGGGTGCGGTGGTAAAGATCGCCAACGGAGACCGCCGATGACGATTATTTTGCTGGTTCTATTCTCAGCGGCAGCTATTGCACTTGTTGTTCGCTCTGAACGCAAAAAGCCATTTGACCAGATGACTGATGACGAACAGTTTCTTGAACTCGACGAGCGGATTTAGATGGCCGCATTCACGGCTGTAACCCATAGGGCTGCAGCAGCGTCCGATCCCGCATCCGTAAAATGAGTGTTGTCTGCCTGCCTGCTTGCAGCAGTTAACGTGTCGGTATCTGCTCCCGCAAAGATCGTCGTACCGTTGGGAGCCGCTACTTGCGCCGCTTGAACATTTGCATCTATCGTTCCGGTAATATAGGTGCATTTCCCGATAATCCACGGAGCGTTGAAACCTGATGCCCGAGGCGTCCCGATCACGGTGGTAAGCGCGGCCGAATAGGTCGCCTGCGCGGTACCGTGATTACTTTCCCCTTGCATCCAGATAAATGCGGATACGGTCAACCCAACCGATGCAAGCCGCTTTGGTGCAACGAGCAGCCGGGGGTTTAGCTCGCCGCCGGGAGCCCACTGAGCGATAGTCGTGCCGCCAATTCCGATCGGCATCAAAATCACGCGAGCATATTTGCCGCCCGTAATCTCTTTGTCGGCGAACCTCGTAACCCAGTTTCCAAGAAGAACTCCGGGTGAGATATTTTCGCAACCAAGCATCGGGTCGGCACCTGCATAGGTACCCCCATTATAAATCAAAATATTGTCGATCTTGCTGGCGTTCGCAGGTGAATAGGCACTCGGCACGGAATTGCAGCAATTGGACTGCCCCACGATGATGAAGACACCTGTGGACTCTCCTGCGTTCAGACGTGGAGTGCGGATGCTTTTGCTATCAGTATTACGATTGCCGCCCTGCGGATTGGTCGAGGCTTCGCCGAACGTATAGGGATCAAGGGAGGATGCGCTGAACATCTAGCCCACCAGTGTTCCAAAAATTCCGGTGCCGACGTTGGAGTTTGTTGCAGGGGTAAGCTGTGCAAACCATGTTTGAGTATCGGTGCCCGCGCCCATCTCCAGCCAGTTCAAAGCATGGTATCCAAGCAGAGACGAGATATCCAAAAACGCAACGCCGAATGCACCTTGAGATGCTGCGGTTAGGTAGGTCGGCACACCGGCCGAAATTGTTGTGGAGTCTTGACCTATCGCAACACCGCCTGATCGCAGCGTCGCAGTTGAATTGGTAAAGGTCGCGGCAGCCTTGAGAGACACCATTGCCCCTTGAAGACCGGTCAGTGTTTCCACTTTGTTGGCGGTATTGGCATTGACCTGCCGCCAAACTGCCGTCGAATAGGTCCATGTCGTTCCTGCGGTTTCTTGCCGCAGCACTGCCCGAATCGCGCTTTGAAAGGCGCTCCAAGTAAAACGCTTCGTAGCGCTATCCTCTACCTGACCGTCAGCAGTTGTCCGGATCGACCCGATATAGGTGGCCTGGTTGGTAGCCACCGTCACGAGATTGCCGCTCGCCGAACCGACACGCAGCGTGATCGGATTCTTATTGGTCGCAATACCGGTAATGAATTGAAGATCGGTCGAACCGGCACCTGTACCTCTAGCTGTATTAGAGCCAGCAACGGCACCCGCCGACCACGATGGTCCAGTCCCAAAACCGACTGCTGTTCCCGTCCAATAAAGGAAACAATCAAAGTTATTGCCGCTCTGCTGGTATCCCGTGTGCCCGGCGTTGCTATCCAAAGCTAGCGCTATTTCCGAAGAAACCCGAGGAACCATCAGGGTTCCACGATAGATCATTACCTGATTGCCGCCGGCAGGCGTGGCGTAGACCGTTGTCGCACCGGCAACGTCTGCGGTGGTCACCGCAACACCAGATGTAAGCGTCAGGCGGAATTGCGGGGTGGATGAAATAACAAGAGCGCCGCCCTGACCGTTGAGTGCCGTGACCAGCCGAGGTCTTGTCCGTGAGGCCGGCATCAGAAACATCAGAAGTCTCCGACACTCGGTGCAATCAGATTGATCGCGGCTCCTGTCGCCCAAGTCGAAGACGTCGCTGGTGATTTGGCCTGCAGCGTATGGGCACTCGACGGCAGGAAGAAATACGGATTGCCGTCGCTATCGATCGCGAGCGGCACATTCGCATTCGATAGCAGGTTCAGCGAGGCGACCGAATCCGACGATCCGGCGCTTACAGCGACAGAACCTGTCCCGTAAATGAACAATGTGCCGCCGGATGAAACTCCCCACTGTACATCGAAGGCCGAGGTCGTCCCGATCGATACCGCCATCAGTGCTGGGATTTTCGATCCGTTGGCACCGCCGCTACCGACCGTCACCACGCCGGACGAGCCCGTACCGGTGGTGATCTGCGTTGCGAAGAAATTTGGCGTCTTGACGAAGGTCGGATTGACGTTCTGGGCCATCAAAGACCTCCAAGATTAGCATGCGCCATCAGCGAGAGCTGAACCAGATCGGCGACGGAGGGATCGATGAACACCTGCGTCGCGGACGACGAGAACGCGACCAAGTTGTTCGAATTCGTCGACTGGAACACGTTGCGCGTGAGCGACGGCCCACCCGTCGATGAACCCGACGTCGAATAAAGCCCCCAGCCCTTCTCGGAATTATTCGTCGATGTATCGATCGCGCCGTAAGGCAGGACTTCCTGGTCAATCACGCCGGCATTTGCGAAGGTGTTGAACTGCTGGACCGCCGCCGCGAGCGCAAACGCCGTCGTTCCGGAAGACTGGATCGTCATACGCGCCTGGTTATGGTAGCCGCCGGGCACGTTATAGTTCGCTGCCGACAATGGTCGCGGTCACGGTGCCGGTGTATCCCGGAGAGCGGGCGCGCAGCGCGATGGCATTGGGACCGGTGGCACTGCTGCCACTGCTCAAGGCGGGCACGATGAAGTCCATGCCCGGATTGACGACGTCGCGGAAGCTCGCGCGTTGGTTGGCGCCGAGATACCACCGTTCGACTGCGTTGGTGATACCCACCTCGCCCGTGCTGTTGATCTGGACGGCACCCTGGAAGGTGACGTCCGCCGGGTCAAGATTGAACCCGCTGCTGATGCTACTGATCATGGTTCCGGTGATGCCCGCAGGGGTCGTCCCGAGAGTGACAAACGCGAGGTCCCATTCGACCGCGTTATCCGCCGGGGTGCCATTCGTTCCGATGATGATATCGGTGATCTTGTATCGACGATTGCCGGCCCATCCGTTCGTCGCAGACGTCGCGGTACTATTGCCGATAACGATGATCGTCTTGTACGTCGTCGCCAGATTTTGCTGCGCATTACCGGCACCAATCGCCGTGCTGTTGGTGATCGAGAAGTTAGCCATCGTGGCTCTCCGTTACTGGTGCAGGTGGATCAGGTTGCGGCCACGGGCTACCTTTGAGGTCTTCGATCGTCGCCGTGGCGAGTCCCGTAGACATCGACCACGTCGGTTGAGGCGCCGCCTGCGCCTTCACCTGCGCAAGCTCGGCTTCGAGGCGCACAATCTTCTCATTTGCAATCATCAGATCGGTCGACGATCCACCCCAGATGCTTTCCTGGTAGTCGATGTCTTCCATCGCGCCCTGCAGATACGTCTTGCCATGGGTGGCCTGGTCGACCTGCTGGGTCGCAGCATTGATGCGGCCGGAAACTTCCTGGCGCCGAGCCATCAGCTTGCGTCCCAGCGGCGTCGAATCCGAATAAGCGTACAGCGCAGGCGCCTGCATAATGTCAGACTCATGCGGCGCGGAAATCTTGACGCCGCGCTCTACGGCCCGTTGCTTGAAGTAATAGAAGCCGGGTCGCTGCCGGATGTATTCGTCACGCGAGGCCATATCGATGCCGTACAGCGCGATCTCGCTGGCGCCCTGTGCAATCGCCAGCGCCATCATCCAGGCGAAGCTGGACGTAAAAAAATCACGGCCGAACGTCTGAACCATGTCGTACCAAGGAAACACGACGGCGTTCGCGACCAGAGACTGGTCCTGCATGTAGACCGGAAACTTTTGCTGTTTTAGCCATTCGATATACGGCCTGCCGTAGCTCTCATGCTCGGGCCAAAGCAGGTTGGAATGCAGTTCGAACCAGATATCGACACGCGGCATCGCATTCATGTTGCCCGGCGAGCAGGCCCAGATTTTCCAACTCGGATCATTGAACGGGGCAAGCATCCGCGACGATGGCGCGGTGCCGATCAGCGCGACCTTGAGCGGCCCAGCCGCTGCCGGAGTTGGGGTATGAACCGCTCCGGCAGCGCCGACCTGTTGCTGAGGAGGCTGCTCGCCTTCACGGGTCGGTTCGTGAGCCGCAAGGACGTGGAAGGTTGGCGCGCCAGCGGCGCCATTGGATTGCGGCATCTGTCCTTCGGAAAATCTAGGCGTAAGGATCGTCATTTAGTTGCCTGTGATCGTGGCCGCCGTAATAGCCACGGTCTGGCCGGCAGCGATGAAGTTGGAAGGCGAAAGCAAAATGTCGGGGGTCACGCCGACGTTGACAGTCAGGCCCGAGATGACGGTGGCTCCGGTCGAATCCTCGCAGCGAGCTGCCACCGCAGCGCCGCTGCCGACAGCGGCAGGATCAATCAGCGACAGGCCATTGAACGCGAGAGTGCCGTTGACGACGGTGGCGGCTGGCCGCGCCAAGGGCAGCGAGGAGAGGACATTGCCGCCTCCGCTGAGAAGCCTCAAGACGCCGTTCGCGCCGCCAGCGTCAAGCGCAGTGGCGACTATCTGTAGCCGACTGGTCAGAATCGGAACGGGGTAATTGACCGACAAGGTGCGCCTCTAAAGAAGTGGGCGTACCTTCATAACTTACCTAGCGTGTTCTGTCACGACAGATTTAGGCGACGGTCGCCGCGATCTGGATGCTGGTCAATACCTGCGGTACCGCCTGCACGGTCAGATCAATCGATGCGGAAAAGCTGGTGCCGCCAACCATGAGCGAGACATTGACCGTGTCGGTCCCAACGCCGTTGGCGAGTTCGGTTGCGGTAAGCCCGCTCGGCGCTGGAGTCAGCGTTCCGGTGACCGGCGTGGTGTCGCTCCAGCTCGGCGGCGCATCCGGCGTCGGCGTGGTCAGCATCGGGTTGCCGTTCTGGTCGAGGAAGACCAGCGTGAACGAGACGGTATGCCCTACGGTGACGATGACGTTGCTCAAGTGACTTCTCCTGTTTGCCGTGAGGAAGATTTCGTATCTGCGTCGATGATGATGGTGGCGGTGACGGCGATCATGCACATCGACGATCAGCATGATGCAGGTGAAACGCTGATGATGGTGATGGCGCCGCTCTTCCATCCGATGTCACCGTAAAATGTGAGTGTCAGTTCATATCATATGGGAAGCAGCAACTCAACCGGAAACGGCCCCCTGTAGCTTATGGCCCAAATGGACAAGTTGGATTTGGAATTGCTCGAATACCAACGCGACCTATTCTGATCGTTAGAGCGATCGGCACGCCGTTGCCGAGCGCCACAAACGGAAATCCAACTTGGCCGCTTACAATGCCGGTCACATTTGTCGATTGCCCCGGGAAGCTTCTTCTCGCTCCAGTATAAGCGGTAGCGACATTGGCGCTATTTAACGCGCCAGTCCCCGCAAAGCCCCCACATGACCCAGACCCTCCCGCAAAGGCAGGCTGAGTCAGGGTTACGCTGAAATCATGCCCATAGAAACCGACTGATCCGGCATCAACCTCAAATTCATAGACAGGCTCAAACCAAGTGCCGCTTGCGAAGTTGCTCCCCAAAGTTATAAAATTCAATTTTAATTGCGGGTTGAAAGCCGTTCCATCGGAAGGACTCGTCCCGCCAATGACTATTTGCTGCCAGTTCCCGCCTGCTGGATTGACAATGACGCTCCCCGCGCAGGTTGGTCCAGTCCCGGTATGAAACGCATCAAGCGTCCAGTTTGTCGCCACCGTTCCGGTGGCACCATTTGCTACAGACCCGCCTGATCCTGCGAAAAATCCCGATGCGGCTACGACGTTGTTCACATCGCTGTTCGTCAGGGAGAGGATGTTTCCAGATGGGAGAAACTTGTTCAAGGCGGTTAGTCTGCCAGGAGCCAGTTGAAGCGAGCCGACTTCATCCGGGTGTAAGCCGTCCAAGGTATTAGCCGAACTAAATGCGGAAATATCGCACACTGCTACGTGCGGAAGATTTATAGCTGCGAGTTGCGCATTGACAGACAAGCGAAAAGTTTCTTGCGGTCCGGTCAAGGCATTCGGCGCTTGCCGTGGCAAAATCGGACAGATAGTTAAGTTAGCTCCGATGCTGGCGCATTTGGCGATGATCGATTGCCATGCGGCCATAATGGTGGTGTCAGAGACGCCGTTTATAAGGTCATTGGTCCCCCCGTTGGCTTCGATGATGGAAGGTCTGGAAGTTCCGATATTGGTAAAAAAGTCAGCATCAATTGATGGGCTACTTCCAGACAAGCGCGTCCCCGAAATTGCTTGATTGGAGTTTAGCGGGTAGTAGCCAATTCCCCTTGAATTGACCTGAGACCAATATGTTGAGCGCCGCGCTGCGGAATAAATGCTGTCTCCAATGACGGAAGTGCGCGCTCCAAGCGAAAGCGGAAGTGCCGCAAATCCACCCGCGCCTCCAATGAGACTCCCACCGAGGGCACCACCGATCCCACCCAGTTCGGCGATGTAGGCTGCTATATAGCCGGATGGTGTTGGCATTTTACTTTTCCGTGCAGAAGTAGTCGATCATGCCGTGAACGCCTTCAGCGTCGCATCCGCCAACTTATTGTTCCAGACTGTGAGTCTGATAATAACGCCATTGAGATAGCTATCTGTCGCAGCTCTGTTACCAGCAAATCCTTGAGTGATCGTCCAATTATCAGAGAAAGTCGCAACAGTTCCATTGTTCGCCACGATAGAAAGCGCGGTTCCAGATTGATTGAGTGACATCCCTGATTTTACTACACCAGCCCATGTCCCGCTTCCTAGAACAGCGCTGTGATTAAAACTACCATCGTAGGTATTCACCAAGGTTGTAAAACCTGACGGCACCTTCAAGATTGCACTGAAGGAATTTGTTCCGAAGATAAATCGATCGACCGCACCGCCAGTGTTCACCACAAAATTTGTCTGAGCTGCCACGGAGAAGGCGTTAGCAGATACCAGCGGAATCGCTGCTCCTCCGATCGTTATATTATCCGCCGCCCGCGAAGCCGTCGCGCCAGCCGTCACAATGAACGATGTTCCGGATGCGCCAGCCTCAAGCTGAAACGCATTCAACGATCCGGTGACGGTGACGGTGACCGTGCCCGCAACAGTAACTGTGAACGTGTTCGGCGTTCCATTGGTCGCGGATGCCGCGCCAGTGACCGTCGCTGTCCCAGCGGATGCCAGTGCAGAGCCAGAGCCATTGACCCAAAGCGTATAACTTCCCGTTCCGAGCGACGCCGTGGTCTGCGTCGCAGGCGCGGTGCTGTTGAGAAGCTGATTCGTGCGGGCTTCGAATATCAGCAGACCGAACGTCGGCGAGATCGCGAGTACGTTGCTGCCGAACGTGTTGTAGGCATAACCAGATGCCGAAGATGGTAGTAGATCGGTCGCATTCGAAGCGCGCGTGATCGACAGCAGATTGGCCAACGTATCGCCGAAATAGCGGCCATTGGCAAAATCCATATCGACTGTGGCGCCTGACAATACCCAACCCGGCACTGCGCCACCGCCAGCGAAAGAGCCGGCGACGTTGAAGGCGACATAGTCGGCGATGTAGGCCGGTAAAGTCGCAGGGACCGGCACTTACCAACCCTCACCCTGGAGGGCTTTCAGCGTCAGCGTACTGGAGCTGAGTGCGGTGCTGGAGATGCGCAGGCCTGCGACCGGATAGAGAAGACCGATCACGACCGGTGAATCAGCATTGGCGCTGGAGAAATGCGTCGCCGATGAGCCGGTGCTCGACCCCAGCGCGATCCAGACCGGGCTGCTGCTGAGCTGGAGATCGTCAAGCGTGAACTGAACTGTAAAATCCGTCGTCAAAGTGGTGGAGCCGAGCGTCACCACCGCAGTGATCGGCTTCGATCCGCGCCAATTCAGGTTGACGGGATTAGACGTTCCGACCGAGGAAAGCGTGGTAGTCGGCATTCAGTGCATCCCCTTGAGCGTCTTGGCGAGCGACGCCATCTTGCGCAGCCGAGGACTACCGTGCGCGGCCTTGGCCATCTTGTTCGCCGGGATTTTCTCGCCCTCTGGAACATGGAGCGCCCGGTGCAGTGCACCGGGATGCTTTATCGCGCCAGAAATCCAATGGGCCTTACCACCAGAAGCAAAACCTACTTCCCGTGCGCCGCCACAAAAGCCTTGCCGCCGTGCGAGTCGCCCGTGCCGCTTTTGGCTGGGTGATTGTTCATGCCGCCCTGAGCGGCCGAGCTAAAAGGGCTCTTGTCGGCTCCGATGCCGCCGCCACGCGCCTTCTTGATGCGGTTCCTGCCCTTGCTACCAGCGACCTTGCCGCCACCCTTCAACTGCTTGGCTTCCTTCAGGACATTGCTGTCCTGGCCATCGTAAGCCGTCCGGCCGGACATGCTGGTAGCGCCGCCCTTGGCGAATTTCTTGTGACGATTTGCCATCGCTCGGCTCCTTGTTAGACCGACGAGAATTGGGTGACGCCAAATAGCGGAGCCACGTTGGTTGAAGTAACCGTCGCTACCGCCGATGCAGTCGGGGTGACTATCATCTGCAGCCGGATGGTGCCGTTGGTGGTGGTTGACGAGGCATAAGTGCCGCGAACGTCGGCGTTGGTTGAAATCGCGGCTATGCTCGACAGCAGCGCTGGCGAGATGGTGGTGGTGATAAATGTTGCCGCTTGGGACGCTGTCGCGGTGACCATGGTCATGGCATTCACCCCGATGTAGGGCGTATAGAGCGGGTAACCAAACGTATCGCCGAAGCCGACCAGGATGCCGGTTGATGTCACAGTGGTCGTGTTGGTAATCGACGAGATGTACTTGAACGCCTTTTTGCCGGCGAGGTTGGTCGAGCCGCCCGCGATGTTCTCGGTCATCTTGAAACCGTATTGGTCGCGGCCCGCGACCGAGTAGTTGCCGGCGTCAAGGTTGCTCGACGGCTTGATCGTGATGTTGCGCCCGGTGCCAGCGCCCGGATTCCAGACAGCGATGGTACCGGCGGAGCCGAACGTCAGGACCGCAGCCGTAGAATCGATCGCGATCAACGTGCCGGTCGCCTTGCCGGTTTCTGGCGCGATGATGGTGGTCGAGAAAGTGCCGCCGGCCGAGGATGCGGCGGCCAACGTGAAGGTCGATACGCCCGAGCTGGCAGTGTTCACGACAAACGCGCTGGAATTGATCGCTGCCGGGACGTAGTCAATCATGGCGGTATTGTTGTAAAAACCGAGCGTCTGCACGCTCACGCCAGAACCGGGCTGATAGCCAAACGCAGCGCGTGGGTCCATCATCGTGTCGCCGAGATCGGTGACCATCGGGCCGCGCTGCTCGTTATGCTCCAAATCCTGACCGAGAATCCCCGTGCCGCCGGTCGACGTGGTGACCGTGCCGAACTGGACGATCGGACCAGAGAGTGCAGTGATGGTCATAAGTTAAGCTCCAAATGCCAAGAGCGCATTGATCTGCGCTGCCACAGGTGCTGGAGGGAATTTATGCCGAGCGAGATATTCAGCCGCGCTCATTAAGACTTCGGCATCATCCCGCGCATAGCCGAGCATCGGGTTGCAGTTGCCGCAAAGAAGCTGGCGGACGCTGCCTGTCTCGTGGCAGTGATCGACGGCGAGTAATCGCAACTTGCCGTGGCGGGTGATTGTCTCGCCATTCTTGCAAATCGCGCATTTGCCATCCTGAGCAGCCAGCATTTTATTGTAGGTTTCTAGACTGATGCCGAAAGTTGAGCGCAAAAAGCCATCCTTGATTTTATCAGGATGCGTTGCCTTGTAGCGCGCGCGTTGGGCATCGCGATTTTTCCTGCTGCTGCCCTCGCCGCCATCGACATAACCGGCATCTTTCAGGTTGATGATCGCGCAGTTGTCCTCGTTGTCATCGAGGCAACGCAGGAACGAAGGCCATTTCCCGTGAACCCAAAACCAAGCGAGCCGCTTCGCGAGATAGTCGACATCATCGATCCTGATGTAGCGGTAACGCTTGTTATTGCCGCAAGGTTTCACTGATCCAGCGCGCATTCCCGGCGTGATCCCACGCCCACCTTTGCGATTAACCACCCACACAAAGACGCCGGTCGCTGGATCAAACTCCAGCAACTCTCGCAATCTTTCTTGGGTCAGTTTCTCTTCGCGACGGTAAGCCATTCAATCACCAGTTTAGCTTGTTGGAAAAGTCCCGTAAATGTGCCTCCAGTCATAGTAGCTCGGAACATACCTCTGATATCCCTTGACCAAGAGGTTATCCGTAGAAAATTCGACGCTCATGTCAGTCTCAAAAGCTTTGCGCTGGAAGAACACCAGACCCGGAATGTTGGTCAGCACGAACCATGCGAACGACGAGGTCAGGTAGTCGTAGACCATGTAGCCTTCCTTGAAGGACTGCTCCATTTCCTTGATCGCGTTGATGTCGTTGTTGCCGGTGCCGACGCGCAGTTCGCTGCGGAACAGCCGCGCCGCGATCGGCTCCAGGTTGGCGGGCACGACCAGCTTCTGACCGCGCGCGTGTACCTTCAGGCCGGCGTTGTTCTTCCATGTCGAGCGAATGGTGATCGCAGCATTGAGCAGCGAGGTTTCGTTCAGGCTGACGTCCGGCGATGGCTGGTTGCCGATCGACGCGCCATCGATCGGATGCGCGGTGTTGATCAGTGAGACGCCGTCGCCCACGACCGTCGGATTGAACGTGGTCGCGTTGTTGATGATGTTTGCAGCGTAGACTTCTTCGGTTTCCTTGAACGACTCCATCAGGCCGTCGTTGTTCGGTCCGAACTCCGCCTTGTACAGGTTGTCGTCGATGGTCGGCCGGGTGATCGCGTACATCAACGCGATTTCAAAGTGTGTCGCGTTATAGAGGAAGCGCTGACCCATGTTGTTGTCGGTCGCGCTCGGGCCGCCTTCGTTCTTGAGCTGCGCATAACCCAGGAAGCGCATCGCGGCGCGACGCTCCAGCGCCATGTTGCTATCGACCGACTTGAAAATCTGCGGCCACTGCCGCTCGATCATCGGATAGCGACCGTCGATGCCCCACAGGCCGGGAAGCAGGAGGTCCTTGATTTGCGAGAGTGCTACAGGCATGTGTCATCCCTCCTTTACGAGCTTCGGGCCGTCAGATTGAGACGGTCCCAGTTGTTCGCGCGGACGACGACGATGTTCGCTACGTTGGTATTGTCGGTGCCGTTGACGAAGGCACCGGTGTTGACCGCAGGTCCCTGCAAGCCGCCAGGTGGCGCATAGGCCGAATAGAAATCGACGAGCCGGAAAGGCAGCGAAGAGTTGTTCGCTACCGAGGTCGATTCCACGGTCACATTGGAATAACCGGTCGTGGTGTTGCCGGTCGTGGTGTTGAAGGTCACAGAGATGTTCAGACCGATCATTGAGGACAGGATCGTGCCCTTGGTCGAAGCCTGAACGATGAACTGCTGATCCGGATAATCGATGATGTAGGCCTTGACGTCGCCGGTCGAGCCAGTCACCACGCCATTATAGTTATTACTCCAGACCACGCGGCCAGCGGATGGCTGGAATTGGTAGCAGCCTTGGAAGATGCCCCGACACAGGAAGCCGGCGGATATCGAGTTGGTATTGAGCGACGCGATATAGGCACCGGAATTGTTGGTGCCCGCCGAGGTCGACGTCATCACCGGATCGCCACGGAAGTATAGACCGGCATCCGTCGATGCGATCCAGACTGGCGTCAGACCGCCAGCGGGGGACGCTCCCTCGGCAACGCCGAAGGACTGAAAGCCAAGGGTAGGAGAACCGAGGGTATTTGCCATGTGGCGGCTCCGTAATGCGACCAGCCGCGACAATTCGCGTCCTTGGTCGTCACTTGAGCCCCACGGCGTGCGGGGGAATTACATGGGCCAGCGCGGCCCATGCTTTGAGCGGTATCTCATTTCTTGTTGGAGGTCAAGTCTTTGAAGGTGACGCTGCCATCATCATGCTCGATGCGCACGGTACCGTTGAACAGAACCGAGCGGACCGCACAATCCTTGGCCTCAAGTAGCTTGCGGAGCGCGACGGTGCTTTCCGGGTTCCTTGGAAGCTCCGCCGCCAGACTTCGCGCAAGATCGCCGAACGGCTTGCTGACGACTTGCAGGTGTGCCGGCAGGTGTTCGTAGGCGAAAAACTGCAATAGGTTATCCATGGCCACTTACTCCGGAATCTCGACCCGTTCCATCGTGCGCTTGATGGCATTGCCACGGGTTGCGGTCGGGTGGTCGGAACCGGTGACGCCGGGAATGCCGTGGCCCAATTGCTCCTCGGTGATCTGCAGCGGCATTGCCGCCTGCCGTCTCTCCGCCGCCCGCGCCTTGGCCTGGAGATGGGTCGGCCGAGTCACCAGCATGCAGTCATCGACGGTGATGACGTCATCATGGCCCTTCGGCATGAAGTCGCCGTCGAGCAGCCCGCCGAAGTCGGATTGGTGCACCGGGGTCCAGCCACCCCTGGTCATTTTGGACAGTTCTTGCGGCTGCTCCTGGCCGCGCACCGATCGGGTGACCCATTGCAGCGCATAACCATCTCGATGCAGCGCCTGGAGTTTTTCCGCAGAAACTTTCAGGCGATCAACGCCTTCCATCCCAACGCCGACAAAGTCCTCGCTTTCCCAGTTCGGCCGCGCCTTCAGAACCCATTTTGGCGCCGCTGCCCGATCGGCTGCCGCCTTCACATCTTCATGTGTCGGCGCTGCTCTGGCTTGACGTGGCTTGCCCCTCGGCCAACCACCGCGCTTCTTTATCGGGACTTCTCCGCGCTCGGCGTCGGTCGGTTCGATAATCTCAATCGTCATTATGCCTGCTCCCGCGTCGGATATGAGCCATTGGCGCGCATCGCCTGCAGCTTCTGCTTGTTCTTCGCGTATGCGTATTCCTTCTGCGCGTCGGTCATGTCAGGAGCGCTGTAGCTGCTGCGTGCGACGCGGCGCTCCTCTTCTGTCAGGGTGATCTTGGTGGGCGAAGCCCGCTGGCCCGATGGCGTCGGAACGTCGCGGGAAACAGGGGCGGACATGGGGATACTCCTACGTTGTGGTTGCGGCACCGGCTTGGTTTCGGGCTGCGGTGCAGCCTTGAAGCCGAAACGAGTGTCCAGCGCGTCGAAATAGGCGGCTGAAAACGGCTCTACGGCATCGAGTTCGACGATGGCGCCGTGCGCCGCCTGGATTTTCCGGTTTTGCGCAGTGTCATTGATGAATTCAGGGTGCTTGCGGAGCCAGTCCTTTGCCGTCGTCGGCAAGGTTGCGATGCGCTGCTCGAAATCGAGCGGCGCATCCTGCTGCGGCGCTGGCTTCCTTTCCGGCGGCGTCGGCTTGGTTTCGCGCTTGTTCTCGAACGCCTGCTTGCCGTCTTCGAGACGATCAAGCCGCGCACTCGCCGATGCGATGATCCGCTGCGCCTTGGCGGCCGATGCCCAATCGCTTGCGGAGGCGAACGCCGCATAGTCGCCTTCCGCCTTGTCCAGCGTCGACTGCTCGGCGGCAATCGCGGTCAGCACCGAATTGTATTGCGCATCCTCGCGGTCGCCACGCTCGCGCGTCAGTTCTTCCTCGCGCTCGCTGGCCTGGCGCCGCGCTTCATCGCGCTCGCGTTGCGCGGTGCGCTGCATTTCCTCGGCATGCTTCTGCGCATCCAGCGCCTTCTGCAGCGGATTGTCTTCTACAACCGGCTCGGGCTTTGGCTCCGGCTTCTCCGATTGCACCGTCGGAGATGGGTGAAGCTCGACTTCGGTCTCGCCTGACGGGTCGGCGGACAGTTCAATCTCGACCTCGCCGACCGGCTGCGTGCGGTCATCGATATCAAGTTCTTCCGCCTTGGCCGGCGGTGGTTTCAATCTCGGCATTAGAACACCAGCGTTGGGTCGGTCAGGCGCATGCGCAGCTTGTTATAGGGGACGAAGCGGCATGGCGTGCCGTTGATTTGGACGGGCCATGTATCCTTGATGGCGAACACGACCCAGGTGTGAATTTGCGCGTTCTGGCCCTTGTCCTTGTCGTCTTCCCAATCGCCGTAGGCCAGCGGGCCAGTCTTCAGGATGATGCCGACTTTGGATTGATACTCATCCTCTTTGAGAACATCGTGCGGGCGGATGATGCCACCGGCCGTCTTCTCATTGCGGATATAGGTTCCGACCAGCACGAGGTCTGAGAACACGACCTGGCCGTCGAGAGAGCCGACGGCCTTGATAATCGCCTCCCGGGGATTTAGGGATTGGCTGATCTGTTCGATCTTGGATGCGCTAAGCACCGGCATTGGGGTCTTCATCTCCGCTGATTGTGAAATCGGCCTGTTCGGAGATTTTCAGCGCATCGTCGATGCCCTGGATTTGTCCGACCAAGCTCCAATAGGTGTTGTTCTCGTGGCCAAGAGCCATCGACTCAAGAATCTCCTGCCGGCGAACGGCGATGCGTTGCTCGAAGATTCTCGTGTGCTGGCTCTTGATCGCCGTCATGATTTCCCGATCTTTTCGAGCCGGCCCTCGCCGGACAGCGCGCCAGCGGTCATGTTCGCCGCACCGCCGCGCGCATAGCTCCTGTTCGCCGAGGCGCGCTTGCTCCACTTCTTTTGGTTGGCCTCGGTGTCCTCGCCGTCGATGTTGGCGCCCGTGCGCCCGCCGCGCGCGCGCATCGGCATTCCCGGAGGCGGCATGCCGGGAGGCATTCCCGGAGGACCGCTGGGAGGCGGCGGACCGCCAGGTCCAGCCATCGGCGGCGGCATCGGTCCGCCGGGACCGCCCGGAGGTCCGCCCGGCATCGGCGGAGCGCCAGCGCCGGGATGCGGAGTCACGATCGCGATATTGGTCTGATGACCCTTGCCGTGCTTGACCTTGCCGCCGCGCGCGTATCGCTTGGCGCCCTTCGAACCGGATACGTCGTGGCTCTCAGCGGCGGTCTTGCTGGTCACCTTGCTGAAGGCGTGACCACCGGCATGCTGCTTCGCACCCGCCGGCTCGTCCTTCAGGATGTGAGCAACGCGGCGATGAGAGACCTGATGCTCGCGATGCATGTGGTGCGAATGAGCCATGTTACTTCCTCACAGTTCCGTGGTTGCTGATCTGCCGCGCCGGAGCACCGACGAAAACTTCCTCTTCCGGCGAGGCGGCATCACCCTGCGCTGCTGCGGAGACCTTGACGCCCGCAATGCGCGAGGCGCGGTCTATCGGATGCTCACCGCGCGCGCCAGTCATGGCGTCAAGCTTGTCGCCGTTCGAGCGGCGGATGTCGTCTTCATGTGGGTTGGGCATTAGCTTGCTCCTTTCCGAAGCGCTTCATCGATTCTGTTGCTCACAACGTCTTTCCAAGAACCGTCGTCGATCTCGTCTCTCGTTAGAAATTTTGATTTGCGCCCGTTGACCTCAATGTCGAGGCAATCATCCGACAGATTAACCATGATGTCGGAACGGCCGTCGGGATCGCGGCCCCAAAGTCCGGGCAGTATTAAATCCTTCATTGCTTGCAGACCGGTCGCCATTACTTCTCTCCGCTCGGCTTCGGCTTGGGCTTATTCATCGCCTTGGCTTTCGCTGCGGCGAGCATCTTGCTGTTCGAAAGATCGACCTTGTGCTTCTCGCCGGCCATCTCGTGCTTCTCGCCGTCGATCTTCATCTGCTGATCGTGCTTCTCACCTTCGCGACCGGCGCGCTCTTTCTCAGCCGGCCCGATGGCCTCGGCCTTGGCGTCCGCCATCTTCTTCTCGTTTTCGATGCTGGCCTGATGCTTCTCGCGCTCAAGCTGGATCGACTGCTGATGGCGCTCGCGCTCGGCAGCAAGGTCCATCTCATGCTTCTGGCGCTGCGCCGCGATTTCCTGCTGATGCTTCTGCCCGGTTGCAATGATCTCAAGCTGATGCTTCTGCGTATCCTGCCGCAGCGATGCCTGGCCCTGGACATGGTCGCTGATGATGTCATGCGCGGCGGTCGCCTGCTTGAGCTGCATGTCCTGCTGCGCGGACTGGTCGTCCCGGTGCATATCCTTGGCGTGAATGATCAATTCGTTCTGCACGCGCAGTTTTTCGATCTCCATCTCGAACTGCTGCTGCTGTCCCTTGGCCTGGCGCTCGGCGGCGTCGTTCTGTAGGCCGGACTCGGTCTTCTGCTTCTCCAGGATGAGCTTCTGCTGCTCGATCTGGGCATTCTGTGCCTCTGCCTGCGCCTTGGCCTGGATCGCGACCATGCGCGGGTCCGGCGGCGGCGGCGCGGTCTGCGCCTGCATCAGGCCTTCGGAATCGATGTCGGCAATGCGCATGATGCGCTTCAGCGAGTTCCGCTTGTCCATGTCCTGCGGATATTTAGTAACCAGCGTGTCGATGATTGTCGCTTTTGCTATGCGATGCAGACTGGTCGGGTTGTTAGGATCAGCAACCGGCACCAGTTCATGCTGGTCCAGCGCCTTCTTGAACTGCTCAATGGTCCACTGCCGCGCCGGCTTCTTGTTGTTCTTGAAGAATGCTTCCGGATTTTCGCGGAACCGCTCCTTGAGCAGCCCGAACTCTTCGGCCTGCGCCGCGTGCAGCCGCTTGTGCACGCTGTCCATGATCTTGGTGGCCTGCTCGATCAGCGCCATGGTGGTGCCGACCGGAACGTCCTGCTTGCCCTCGCCGATATTGGTGTCGGCGGTCTGGCCGAGACGCTGGCCAACCGCTTCGATATCCTTCGCCAAAGTCGCGAACGCCGCGCCGGTTTCCTTGTATGGCAGCGGCATGAAAGCATCTTGGATTCTCATGCCGGGCGGCACGTCAACTGGAAAGCCGCCACCAGGGGGCACCCTAATCTGATTTGTATTCTGCCGTCCCGCAGCCTTGGCGAACAGGAAGCCAGGGAAGTTCGCGAACATCCCGTTGTCGATCATGATCCGCCAGATCGCGGTCAGCGCCATGGTGACGTTGCCAAGAATGTGGATCAGACCGAGACCATAGAAGCCGAGCCCGCGAATAAACGGGAACTGGACAAAGAACTGCTTGGTCAGCGCCTGCTCGTCGTCCTCATCCCAGTTGCGACTTACCGCGAGAACCTGCCGGCTCTGGCTCTCAATGGTGACGACGTAGGGCAGCGGAAGGCCTTTATCCTTGAACTGCTTTGGCGCGAATTTCGGGATGTCCAGTTCGCAGTAGCACTCGAAGACTTCGTGATCCGCGTCCTTCGGCTGCTGCGGCTGTGGCTTGTAGCCATAGATGTCCGCCTTCTCCCGTTCCGGCGCGGTGACTTCCGTCACCGGATCGGGCGCGCTGAGTTTTACATCGCGATAGGCGCCGACGATCTGCATCCGCTTCAGCCATGACGGACGCATCTTGATCCGATGCGTTACGCGCCCGCAGTTGCGGATGTCAGTTGCGGAATTCGAGACGATGATGTCTTCGGCGTCGACCGATTCGGACACCGGCCGCTGGCGCAGCGGGCAGTTGTAGACTTTCTTGAAACCGTCACCGCCGAACCCGATGTAAAACAGCATTCGGTCGGTGTCCGGCACATATTCCGTCGCCGTCACCGTCAGATAATGGTTCATGTCTTTTTCGAGCGCGGCGGCGAGATCGTCCATCTCCTGGCTCTCGGGAACCAGCGGCGGACCGCCGTTGTCGCCGATGCCAGGCGATGCGGCACCCGGCATCGGCGGAGCGCCAGAGGCTGGCGCAGGCTGCGCACCCGGCGGCGGTGTCGGCACGTCGGGGCGCATTGGTAGATCATTGCGGACTTTGACAGGCCCTGCCGCCGGCAAGAACTCTCCGCGCGCGGTCGCCTGAAACCGGATCGTCGCCTCCAGCAGCAGCGGATGCCGGATCGTCGACATGCCCTCCAGTGGTGCCGAAGAGGTGCCGAGATCGCCACGTGGCTCCTCGATCTTGAGACCAAGCAGCCGGATGCCGACCGCCCGGCTTTCCATCCAGTCCTTGCGCGATTGCTTGTCCAATTCGATACCGGTCAGAAGCTCGGACGCGATACGCCCCAGCTCTTCGTCGTCGATGTCGTTGGCCAAGTTGCGATAGAAATCGTCTTCGTCCGGCTCCTCGCCTTCGTTGCGGTCCGGGTTCTCGTCAAACGTAACGCTGCCGTCGCCGTGTTCGATGCGAGCGACGCCGTCCTTGTCGAACGTGATGCTATGGTTGCCTTCGTCAAGATCGATTTCCGTAGGATCAAGATGGTCCTGCGGTTGCTCCGGATCGACGAGGCGTAGGGTCGTGGCCATCTGGCCTGCCATAAATTGAACTATCGCTCATACCATGCTACGTGCCGCCGTACAATGCGGTTGCCTTCGGCCGGTATTTGGTCTCGTCCTCCAGCTCAAAGGCCCGTTCTTCCTTTTTGACCGCCCAGCCGGCGCGGCGCAGGTAGATCAGCGCCATGGAACAGGTGTCGGCCAAGTCGTCATGGATGGCGCGCGGAACCAGCGCGCACTGCTTGATCATCTCGTCGGCCCATTCCTTGTCTGGTGCATGGATCAGGCCCTCGGCGAACAGGTGCACCACGGTCTGCAACCGCGCGACCTTGTCAGGCGACTTGATGAAGCCGGTTCTGGGATCGATCAGCTCGATGCCGAAGTCGAACGAGCCGAACAGCCGCGAGAGTTCCTGGCCGACCGAATGTCCGGCCGCCTTGTTTTCGATCAGCAGCCGGTCGACCTTGAATTTCTTGCAGTCGGCGCCGACCCTGGAGACCAGTTCGGGGAATTGGAGCCGGTCCTGCCAACAGAACATCAGGAAAATCAGCGGCTGACCGTTCGGATCGCGAAAGACGCCCCAGATCGACAGCGCCGACGGGTCGTTCTCTTCTTTTTCGGTATACGCGGTGTCGAGCGCGGCGAGGATGTATTCGAACCCGGGGTATTTTTCGGGAACGCCGCCGTTCTTCTCGGCGGTCTCCTTATCCCAGGTGCGCCACCACTCCTCGCGGATGATGCCGCCGCCGCGAGGCGCGGGCACCTGCTGATATTGGCCGGCGTAGGCGTAAGGCCCTAGCTCCCTTTCGAGCTTAAAGACTTCGCTGGCCGGGAAACGGCCTGGCCAGAGCAAATCGCCCTCTTCGTCGCGGCGATCGGCCCAAAATACGTCGTCATCGTCAATATCATCAGTGTCATCGCCAATGAAGGTCACGATCTTGTCGTCGACCCAGGCGTTGACGTGCTGGCAAGGCACATAGGACATCGGAACGCAGAAATGCACGTAGTTCGGCGGTCTACCGGCCTTCCGCTCCGCCTCGTCTCTCATGAGGATATCGCCGGATAGATCGCCTTCATGGATGCGCTGCATCACCACGATCATCGCGCCGGTCTTCCGGTTATTTAGCCGGCTCGGCATGGTTTCCGACCACCACCGCACGACGCCCTCGCGGACGTTTTCGGATTCGGCTTCCTTGACGAGATGCGGGTCGTCGGCGATCAGCATGTCGGCGCCGAAACCGGCGGCACGGGCGTCGACCGACGAACACATCCGGTAACCGCCCTGGTTGTTTTCGAAGTGCGACAGCCTGTTGCGGTCGGAAACCAGCTTGAACCGCTTGCCCCAGCGCGCCTGATACCAGGCCGACTCGATCAGCCGGCGGCATTTCAGGGAGTGTTCGAGCGACAGTGTCTCGGCATAGGATGCATAGAAGAACGAAACCTGCGGCCCGAGCAGCGGCCCCCGGGTGCGCTGGCACCAAACCCAGGCGACAAAGCAGATCGAAATGATCGCGGTCTTGCCGGTTCGGGGCGGCTCGTTGAGCAGCAGCCGCGAGATATGCCCGCGCGCCACCGCCTCCATGTGATTGCAAATATCTTCGAGATGCCAGTTGTCGACGAAATCGGCCGGATCGAACTGCGGCCATGCCCCCTTCAGGAATTCGTAAAAGCTGTCCTCCAGCTTTTCGGCTTCCTGGATTTCCTTGATGCGCTTGGCGGCCTGCAAGGTCCGGACAAGCTGATGCTGGGTGGCCGACATCACCGCACGATGGCATACTTTGAGCGCTTCCTCAATTCTTGGTTGACAGAGAGCCCAACCCGGCTCAATCTCGTTCAATGATTACGTACTGGCATCTTCGCATCACCATTGAAACGTCAGCAAAGCATCGCGCCGAAGAATTGGCGAAGTCCGAACGGCGATCAGCCGCAAATTATGTGGGCGGGCTGATCGAGAAGGACATGCGGGAGAAGGAAACGGCCGGCATCCGGCACCTCCTGAGAGATGTCGATTGGTCCAAGGAGACGACATGACCCGCGAAGAGATGATCGACCTCCGACTTCGCTTGATCCGTGGCGATCCGCCTTACGAGGAGGTCGACCTGATGGGCAAGCCGAAGCGTGCCAAGGGCGGCGTAGCCGGCCTTGATGAGCGCAAAGCCCTCGGTGATTACGACACCAGCGCCGCCGGCATCAGGCTGGTCATGGATGCGTTGGTGAAACTGGCCGATCACCTGCTGGAGCGGATGCGATGAGCATGAACGTCGACATGCCATCGATGACGAGCAGCGCCTACGGCTCGAACACAGCCGTCTTCGGGCTTGCCAATAACGGGCTTGTACCAACGTTCGCCGGCATAGCGCAGGGTGGCCTCGGCAATCTGCGAGGCCAGAATTTCATGAACCAGCCGCCAACGGGCGCAGCCCAACCGCCAATTGTACCGAACATGCCAAAACCCAAAAAGGAGCTACCCGTCATGACAGCACGTCGCCTTGTCCAGGTTTTCATCGCCGATCCCGACGAGAACGTGCCGCTCGATCAGTCGATGCTTTACAGCGGCGAACAGAAGCTGACCGATGCCACCGACCAGGAACTGTTCTTCGAGATCGACATCAAATCGGCCCTTGAAAAGCACAACGCCGATCGCATCAAGATCATCAACAAGAAGGTCAAGGAGCGCACCGAGTATCTGGAGCCGGCAAAAATCCGTGATCTGAAAATGGTCGTGGTGAACGTCGCGACGTTCTAATGACATCGATCACCACCGCGCGTCTCAGCCTGCGCCCGCTCACCAGAACGTCGTCGCGGAATCTCGTCTGGCTGCGCGACAAGGACGTGGTGCGCTATTCGGAGCAGCGTCACCGCGATCACACCCTGTCGTCCCAGCTTAGATACATGAACTCCTTCGTCGGCAAATCCCGGCTATGGGCGATCTACCTGGTCGAGACCGGCGAACACATCGGCAATCTCAGCGCCAGGCATGACGCGCCGAATGACGTTGCCGACGTCGGCATTATGATCGGCGAGACCAAACTCTGGGGCCGAGGTTATGCCGGCGAAGCATGGAAGGCCGCCTGCGCCTGGCTGATCGACAAGGAAGGCGGCGGCATTCGGAAGCTCGAAGCCGGATGCGCGCGGACCAATACGGCGATGCTCAAGATCATTCAGAGCAGCGGGTTCAAGCAGGAAGGAGAAATCCTCAATCATTTCCTGTACGACGGCAATCCGGTTTCGGCGATCCTATTCGGCAGGTTCCGATGACCGACAAAGTAATCATCGACCGGGTCCGCAGCATCCGCAGCAACAACAATGGCCTCTGGATGCGGCTGCTGGAGATCGCCTTGGAGAGCGAGCCGGTCAAAACCAAGGTGGTCCTGAAGCAGATCAATGCGAACGACAAAGCCATCTCCGATCTGGTTGGAAAGCTGGCAAAATGAGACAGGCCGATATTTTTCTTCAATCTGAAGGGGACAACTGGCTCGAAAGGAACCGGGACAAGCTCGGCGCGCATGATCCGGTTGACAGGGCTATCACTTATCTCAGCCTGAAGCCAAAGCGCGTCCTGGAGATCGGCTGCGCCAACGGCTGGCGGCTGACAGCCTTACGAGAAAAATTTGGTTGCGAGATCACCGGCATTGAACCCAGCACCCAAGCCGGATGCGAAGCTGCCGACCGCCGCGTACCGATCTATCGCGGCACCGCCGAGTCGTTGCCGGTGCCGGACGGCGCGTTCGACCTCGTGATCTATGGATTCTGTCTCTACTTGACCGATCCGGCGGACTGGTTCCGGATCGTGGCTGAGGGTGACCGCGTCCTTGCCGATACCGGCCACATGATCATCCATGACTTCTACTATCCAAAGGCACCTTACGCACAGCCCTATCATCATTGCGATGACGTTCTCTCTTACCACATGAATTTCAGCGCTCTTTGGCTCGCGCATCCTGGATATCGCCGCGTCTATGGCAGCGGCGGAGACAACAACGTTGAATCTGTCACGGTGCTCGACAAATTTCCGGTCTTTGAGGTGCGGCCATGAAGATCGGCGTGGTCGGATACGGCTCGATCGGCAGTCGCCATGCCCGCAACGCCGTCGCATTGGGACATGAGACTATCATCTATGATCCGGCGGGACCTTGCGATGTCAGGTTCGAGCGCGAGGTTTATGAGAAAGCCGACGCCGTCGTGATAGCGACGCCGAGTTGGGTCCATACCGGCTGCATCCGTGCCTGCGCCGAGCGCGGCAAGCACATGCTGGTCGAGAAGCCGATTTCGACGGACGATCGCGGCCTACAGGAGCTGCTTGATCTCGCCGCGAAGAACGGTGCCGTCGTCATGATGGGCAATAACCTGCGCTTCCATCCCTGTGTCCTGAAGGCCAAGGAATGGCTCGATGCCGGTCTGATCGGCAAGCCGCTCTGGGCGAACTTCACCTGCGCGCAGGCGAGCAGCAAGCCGCTCTATCTCTCCGACGGCGTTATTTTGAATACCGGATCGCACGAGGTCGACATGGCGATGCACCTGCTCGGATGGGCGAAGGTCATCATGGCGAACGCTCATCTCGGTCTTCGCGTCGGCAATGGCGATAGCGATGTAAATCCAATGCGCAACTGTGACGATATCGCCGACTTCATGCTTCTCCATGGCGACGGTTGCCGCTCGACTTTTCATCTCGATTTTGTGGCACCGATCCCGTTGCGGGAGTTCAGGATCATCGGAGATGATGGCATCCTGTATTGCGATCTCATCAAACGATGTCTTTACCGGTGGCAACCTGATCCGAAGTTGCCCGACGTTGTGCATTTCAACAACTATGCGAGCCCGACGCACTCTTGGGACGACGACTATCTCGACGAGATGCGCGCCTTCATCGACCGCATCGAAGGTCGCGATGTCCTCGGCGCATCCGGCCATCAGGGTCTCCATGCGCTCCAGGTCCTGCTCGACGTCCGCAAGAAGGCGGGGTTAACGCCGTGAGCCAGCGACATGGTCATTCACCGCGTTCTGGCATGTCTCGAACCTATCGAGCTTGGGCTCGCATGATTCAGCGATGCGAGAACCCCAACAACAAGGATTACAATAATTATGGAGGTCGCGGGATCACCGTCTGCGACGGGTGGCATACCTTTGACAATTTTCTCGCTGACATGAGTGACTGTCCGGATGGGCTTGAGCTTGATCGCATAGAAAGCAACGGCCATTACACGGCCGACAATTGTCGATGGACCGATGAAGGGACTCAAGCCGAAAATAGAAATTGGACACGGTGGGTCTATATCGACGACCAGAAGATGCCGATGAAACGGGCGGCCGAACTACTGGGTCTAAAGTACGGCTCACTTAAACATCTCACGTCGAAGAAAGGAGCCGACATGTCGGCTCAAGACGCCATCAGCCGCCTATTGGTGACGAGGCGATCATGAAAACTGTCGCGATTATCCAAGCGCGGATTGGTTCGACGAGGCTTCCTGGAAAAGTCCTGATGCCGCTCGGCGAGCATCCGGTGCTTGAATGGTGCGTGCGCGCGGCTCGGGCCGCGCCCGGCGTCGATGAGGTCTGGGTCGCGACGTCGGAGTTGCCTGCCGATGATGTGATCGAGACGTGGTGCGAACAGCGCTCCGTCAACTATTTTCGCGGGTCGGAAACCGATGTGCTCAAGCGGCTGATGGGATGCGCCTACAAGACCCTCGCCGACGTCATCTTGCGCATTACTGGAGACGAGCCATTCATTGATCCGCAGGTGATTGGCGCAGTAGTCCGGCTGCAGAAGCAGACCGGCGCGGCCTACGTCACTAACGTCAGTCCTCGCACCTACCCCGATGGTCTCGACGTGCAAGCGATGACCCGCGACGCGCTGGAAGCGGCAAGCATCGAGGCGACGCGCCCGCTTGACCGCGACTGCGTCTGCACATGGATCGAGCGCAACCGCTCGCGTTTCCCGGCGGAGACGCTGATCAACCCGATCCCGGGCCTGCAGGATGAGCGCTGGGTGCTCGACACTAAGGAAGATTACGAATTCTGCAAGGCGATTGCCTGGCATTGGCCCTGGCACAAGGGGTCGCCGTCGCAGCTCGACATTCTCGGCATTCTCGATGCGCACCCCGAGTTGCGCGAGATCAACAAGCACCACCCCATGAACGAGCGCCATTTCGAGGCGCTGGCAGAGGAGCCGATCTATGCCCGCAGCTATCAAAGGTCGCAAGCGCAGTTCGCCCGCGCGAAAGAAGTCATCCCGCTCGCCGCGCAAACGTTCAGCAAAAGCTGGCTCCAATACCCGCAACCAAGCCCTCTTTTCCTTTCCCATGGACAAGGAGGGCTTGCGTGGGATATCGACGGAAACGAGTACGTTGATCTGGTGTCTGCGCTGCTCCCAAACATACTTGGATATCGCGATCCAGATGTTGATGTGGCAATCCGCCGGCAGATTGCATCCGGTATCTCCTTCAGTCTCGCGACCGAACTTGAAGCCGAACTCGCCGAAACGCTCTGCCGGCTCATCCCCTGCGCCGAAGCGGTCCGCTTCGGCAAAAGCGGCACTGACGTCACAACGGCAGCGATAAGGCTCGCCCGCGCGTTTACGGGACGAGACTACGTCGTGATCTGTGGCGGCTACCATGGCTGGCAGGACTGGTCGATCGAGCGCAACCTTGGGGTTCCGCAGGCTGTTCGTAACCTGACTGTCCGAATCCCTTTCGGCTCGACCGACTGGGGTGCCGGCCATGACAAGATCGCCGCGATGATCGTCGAGCCTGAGAGCAATCCGTCCTATCTTGCCTTCCTGCGCGAATATTGCACCGAAAGGGGCATCGTCCTGATCTTCGACGAGGTGATCACCGGCTTCCGCTTCGATCTCGGCGGCGCGCAGAAGCTCTATGGCGTGACGCCGGACCTCGCCACCTTCGGCAAGGCGATGGCGAACGGCATGCCGCTCTCCGCCATCGTCGGCCGGCGCGATATCATGAAGCGCATGGAGCCGCCGGATAACATCTTCTATTCCGGGACCATGTTCGGCGAGACGCTGTCGTTGGCCGCAGCGATTGCGACGATCAAGAAACTGGAACGGGATGACATTATCCCGAAACTCTGGTGGACCGGTTCGCACTTGGCCGCGAAGACGAAGGCACTCGTTGCAGATTATTCGCTGCGCGACGTCATCACATTCTCCGGTCAGCCACCCTTCTGGCGAGTGCACTTCCGCGACGATCAGATCGCCGCGTTGTTCCGGAAAGAGATGATCGCCAGCGGGACCTTGATTGTGGCGAGCCACAATCTCTGTGCCGCGCATGGCCCGAGCGAGATCAAACGCATCCTCCGGAGCTATGACCATGCGCTCGGCGTGATCCGCGACGCGATCGACAAAGGCGACATCGCCGAGCGTCTGGCCGGCGCTACCGTCGCGCCGATGGTGCGCGCATCGTGAAATCGGTCCTCATAACAGGCGGCAGTGGCGCGTTCGGCACGGCGTTCGCCAGACGCATGCTCACGATGCAGGGTGGGCCTTTGCGCATCGTCATCCTTTCTCGCGGCGAGCACCGCCAGGCCGAGATGATGCGCGAACTGGAAGGATTTGAGGGCGCGTCCTGGCGCATGAGGTACTTCATCGGCGACGTCCGCGATCGGGACCGGCTCCGCAGGGCCATGGAGGGGATCGATGTCGTGATCCATGCGGCAGCGCTGAAGCGCATCGAGGTCGGAGCCTATAACCCGATGGAGGTCATGAAGACCAACATTCTCGGCGCCGCCAATGTCATTGAAGCCGCGACCGATGCCGATGTCGATCGCGTCGTTGCGCTCTCATCCGACAAGGCCTTCCAGCCGATTAGTCCCTACGGGACCAGCAAGGCCTTCGCGGAATCGCTTTTCCTCGCCGCAAACAATGCGCGTGGCAATTTCGGCCCGCGCTTCGCCGTTGTGCGCTACGGGAATGTATGGTGCAGCACAGGCTCGGTGGTTCCGACATGGTGGAAGATTTTGCAAACATCCGAGACGGTGCCCGTCACCGATCCGGAGTGCACCCGGTTCTTCATGACCATGGAGGAAGCCATCGCTTTGGTACTCAAGACCATCTTAATCATGAAGGGCGGCGAGATCGCGATCCCGACGCTTTCGGCCTATCGGCTTGGCGATCTCGCCGAAGCCATGGGCGCAAAGATGGACGTGCGCGGTCTGCCAGCGTTCGAGAAGCGCCACGAGTCCATGGCCGAGGGCAACAGCAGCGACAAGGCCCGCCGGATGTCCGTCGCCGAACTGCGGGCCGCGCTCGCATGATCCACCTTCGCCCGGCCAACATGCAGGACGCCGACAGGCTCTTTGCCTGGCGCAACGATCCGGTAACCTGCGCCAATAGCCGCTCGACTGCCGCCATCTCGCGCGAAGACCACGACCGCTGGATGCAGTTCAACGTCCTGCAGGGCTATCCCGAGCATTTTGTGATGATCGCCGAGGGCGACGCCGGCAGCGTCGGCGTCGTGCGCTTCGATGCGGCGAAGAATGACCTCATGACCTATGTGGCATCGATCACGATCGCGCCGCAGCATCGCGGCGCCGGACTGGCCTGTCCAATATTGGACATGGCATGCGGCTATTTTCCCGACTTCGCGATCGATGCAGAAATCCGGTGCGATAACAAGACCTCCCAGAAGGTTTTTGAACGTTGCGGCTTCCAGCAAACAAGTCTAAATTTGGACTTTATTAAATACCGCAGGGAACCGTTGGCATGATGAAGATAAAGCCGTTTAATTCATTTGGAGCAATGGAATATTCTGCGATGATCCAATTCGCTGGCGACGCCGAAGAAACCGGCACCCCGCTTTCTGGATACATGGCTGGCCAAGAGCGCGGCGGACATCATGTCGTCGCGCTGGAAACCACATGGGCGCAGACATTCGGCATCAAGCACGCCATCGCCTGCAATAGCGCGACCAGCGGCCTGATGGCCGCAGCCTTCGCGGTCGACCTGGGTCGCGGCGATAAGTTTCTCTGCCCTGTTATGACCATGAGCGCCACGGCGGCGGCGCCTATGTTCACGGGAGCGGTGCCGGCATTTTGCGACGTCGACAGCAGAACGTTCGCGATGAGCCCGCCAAGGCGCAATTTGTGCCAGGATGAAAAGCCGAAAGCTGTCTTCCTGACGCATCTTTTCGGCCTTGCGATCGCCGAACCGTGCTGGACCGGTTGGGCTCGCGAGCATGGGGTGAAGATTGTCATCGATGCGGCACAGGCACCGTTCGCGAGATGCGACGGTGTTCTCGCGGGGACGACCGCCGACATCGGCGTCTATTCCCTGAATGTGCATAAGCCGCTTCAGTGCGGCGAAGGCGGCATCTGCGTCACGAATGATGATGACCTCGCCGCGCGGCTTCGCAAATTCATCAACCACGGCGAAACTATCAATGCGCGGATCGGCCTGAACCTGCGCATGCCAGAGGTTTGCGCGGCGATTGCGCGGGTGCAGCTCAAGCGCGGTGAGGAGATCATCGCCGGTAGGATCAAGCAGGCGGAGGCGATCATCGCGGCGATCGGCGACGTTCCCGGGCTGCGCCCGCCCTACATCCATCCCGATTGCAAGCACGTCTATTACACCATCCCGTTTCTGATCGAGAAGAACCGCGCCGAGTTCTGCGCCGCGCTGCGCGCGGAGGGCGTGCCGATCGTCGAGGGGTATAATGGCGGCCCGCTCAATCGCATGAAGCCATTCGCGCCGCTCGCGCGACATTGCCCGTTCGCTGATGACCTACACGATCGCAGCCTGTTCTATTTCGAGAACTGCGCATACGATCCGACGCCGGAGCAGATCGAGCAGATCGGCGCGGCGTTCCGGAAGGCGGCGGAGGCGGTGCTATGACCGAAATCGTCGCCGAGATTTCCGGCAACCATGGTGGATCAATCGTCAATGCCCACCGGCTCATCAAACATGCCAAAGATGCCGGCGCTGACGCCGTCAAGTTCCAGTGCTTCGATCCAGAACGTCTTGCGGCGCGTCGCGCAATGCGGGTCGATGTCCTAGCCCTTGCCGACGGCGTCCCGCTCATCGATCTCTATCGGAAGATTCATACACCCCAAGTCTGGTTTCCGCAGTTGATCCATCAGGCCGAGGCCTTGGGCCTCGCATGGTTCTCGTCGGTCTTCGATCCAATCGACGTCGCCTTCCTCGAAACGCTCAACTGCCCCAGGTACAAAATCTCTGCCTTCGAGATGCTTGACTGGGACATCATCAAGGCCGTCCGCGAGACCGGCAAGCCCATCGTGATGAGCGTACGTCAGGGGCCGGATGTGACGGTCCTCGTGGCGAGCGACTACAATGGCAAATTCCTTCCGCTCGGCGCCTCGGTGCACGAACGTTTCAACGAGGACACTCATTTTCTGCCGAACAATCCGGACTGCCCCATGGTCGAGTTTCACCTTAGGCTCGAAGACGTCGACACGCCGGACAAGGATTTCTCGGTCACCGCAGACGAGCTGCGCACGATCGTCGGATGGCTGAAATAAAAAAGCCGCCCCGAAGGGCGGCTAAGTCTGGGAGGAACTGGCACAGATGGAGAGAATCGAACTCCCGTGTTCGGTTTTGGAGACCGACGTCCTACCGCTGAACGACATCTGCATGAAATTGGTACTGACGCAGTGATTCGAACACTTTCCCACCGATTCACAGTCGGCGTGCTCTTTGCCATCGAGCATCGTCAGCATGGTCGCGCACCCGGGTTTCGATCCCGGCTGACAGCCTTATGAGAGCCGTTTCCTCGCCAGAGGGAGCGCGATGGCAGCGGCCCCGGGTGTCGAACCCGACTATCAGGCTTCAAAGGCCCGAGCCCTCGCCGGAGGTGCCGCATCAATTGGTAGTCCCTGCGGGTGTCGATCCCGCCTCTCCGGTGTGAAAAACCAGTATCCTTGCCGATAGACGAAGGGACCTTGGAGCGGACGCGGGGATTCGAACCCCGGACGAACAGCTTGGAAGGCTGACACTCTACCACTGAGTTACGTCCGCGAATTGGCGGAAGGACGGGGATTCGAACCCCGGGACGGCTCACGCCGTCGGCGATTTAGCAAACCGCTGCTTTAAGCCTCTCAGCCATCCTTCCTTGGTGGCCACGGCAGGAGTCGAACCCGCGCGTTTCCCGTTAGGACCGGGAAGCTCTATCCACTGAGCTACGTGGCCGTGTTGGCGCTTCCGCGAGGATTCGAACCCCGGGCGACCCGGTGTAGAAAACCGGCGCTCTGTCCGCTGAGCTACGGAAGCATGGAGACGGAAGCGCGAGTCGAACGCGCCTTAGGCCGGCTTTGCAGGCCGGTGCCTTGCCGATCGAGCCATTCCGTCAACAAATATGTTTCCATTTTGGTCCGGTGGTGGAAACATCCAAGTATACATTGGCGGGGGATGACGGGTTCGAACCGCCGCGCACGGAGTCAGAGTCCGTCGCTCTACCGACTGAGCTAATCCCCTATTTGGTCAGGGTGCGGAGATTTGAACTCCGGGCCTCCTGCGCCCGAGGCAAGCGCTCTGCCGGTCTGAGCTATACCCTGATAAAGTACATCCCATGAAAGTCATTGTATGCGGCGGTCGAGCCTTCAGAAGTCCCGCGCAGGTCTGGCGCGCTCTCGACAGAATCCACGCCACGGCTCCCATAACCGAATTGATGCAGGGCGGCGCGGCCGGCGTCGACACCTTCGCCCGCGAATGGGCCGCCAGGAAGCCCGAGATTAAGCGCTTTGTCTGCCGCGCCGATTGGGACAAGTACGGCAAGAGCGCCGGCCCAAGGCGCAACGCCCGGATGCTCGAATGGAAGCCCGACCGCGTTATCGCCTTCCCAGGCGGTGTCGGTACCGCCGACATGATCGCTCAAGCGGCAAGGGCCGGCGTCGATGTCTACCATGTCGATCCGACAGAATGGCGATCTCACGAGGAGTCGAACCCCGAACCTCCCGGTTCGTAGCCGGGCGCTCTCTCCAGTTGAGCTATGAGACCATGGCGCTGCATGGGAGAATCGAACTCCCCTTTCCGACGTGAGAGGCCGGCTTCCTGACCGATAGAAGAATGCAGCAAATTGGCTCCGGGGGCAGGGATCGAACCTGCGATCGTCTGATTAACAGTCAGCCGCTGTACCACTCAGCTACCCCGAACTTGGTGGACCGAGGGAGAATCGAACTCCCGACCCGCTGCTTGCAAAACAGCCGCTCTCCCGCTGAGCTACCGGCCCGATATGGTGCCAAGAAGAGGGATCGAACCTCTGCGCGCGGTGCTTCAAACCGCAGCTCTACCGACTGAGCTATCTTGGCGAAACTGGAGCGGGTAGCGGAAATCGAATCCGCGTCATCACCTTGGCAAGGTGACACTCTGCCACTGAGCTATACCCGCATGGTGGGCAGACCACGGATTCGAACCTGGGAACCCCGAAGGGACGACGTTTACAGCGTCGCTGCTTTGGCCGCTTGCATACCTACCCAAAACTGGTTGCGCAGGTGGAACTCGAATCCACAATACCTCAGCTTATGAGACTGATTAGCCTACCCAGGCTTGTCCGCGCTATATTGGTGCGAAGCTTTTAACTCACTCGCTTTGCTGATGTACATCCGATCAGTCAAGAAATTGGCGGAGCGCCAAGGAGTTGAACCCTCACCGCTTGCGCGGGGCACGGTTTTCGAGACCGTCTGGCCCACCATCGGACCGCAACGCTCCATATTGGTCGTTCCGGGATGATTCGAACATCCGACCCGAGGCTTCGGAGGCCCCTGCTCTATTTCCACTGAGCTACGGAACGTTATTTCTTCTGGTTGGTCCAGAGCTTCTTGATCCTGGTTTCGCCGATTAGCCCGTCGTCGGTAACAATGCCCGGCTTATCGAGCGTCTTGCCGTCGAGCGCCTGCTCCAGCGCCAGGTAAAGGTTGCCGTTGTCCGGTGACGACGGATTGACGAAGAGAACATGGACGTCGATCTCGTGCGGAATTGCCGTAACGATGCCGATCTTCTTCATCGCAGCGCGGATCGCCGCGCGATACTGCTTGATGATCTGGATGTGCATTCTCCGATGCGGGGCATCGTGAATGTAGAGCATCAGCAGTGGCGGCTCGGCCGTCGGCACGTAGTTCGCGATGACCTTCATGGTGCATGCCCGGGGGATCGAACCCCGTCCTGTGACTGTTATGAGCAGTCGGCCGTCCCATCTGGCTCGACATGCGAATGGCTTTCCGATCAGGAGGCCGCTGATTCCTCATTTACCTCCGTTTACCCCGCAGCCTCACTATGCGGGCACCGCCTGATCGAAACTTAACGCGAGAGCTGCTTGCACATATCACGAACCGCAGCCTTGCGCTCGCGCTTCCAGAACCGTCGCTTGATTTCCTTGATCGCGCCGGGGCGCCAGCGCAGCAGACGCCGGGCTCGCCGTGAAAATGCATCCCACTCATCGCCGCCGTGCAGTCTGGCTTTCATCATCGATCATCCGAATTGGCCGCATCGTTAGGGGACACTGCCCAGCTAGGTCCGGGCTCTCACCGGCACGACGCGAAATTGGTCTCCGCACGGAGTTCCGCCTTCCGGCCTCCTGCTCCCAAGGCAGGCGCTCTTCTCACGAGCTTTGCAGAGATATGGCGACGCTACGGAGTTTCGATCTCCGGTCATCCGGTTGACAACCGGGTGCTCTCCCATTGAGCTATAGCGCCATGGTGCGACCAGGGAGACTCGAACACCCACGGGGACAGCGCCCCACAGCCTTCTCAGGGCTGACCGTCTACCAATTCCGGCATGGTCGCATTGTTGGTGAACCCTCGGCGAATCGAACGCCGGACACGGAGGTTAAGAGGCTCCTGTTCTTCCACTGAACTAAGGGTCCGCGATCTTGCTGCCCTTTCGACGATTATCGATCATGGGCAGGTATTGCAAATTATCCTGATGGTGAAGGCCGCCTTTGGCGATCGGAATTCTGTGGTCTACTTCATGACCATCAGGACAATTGGCATAGATCAAGCGGATTGCATTTTCATCGGCATCCGGCGGCATTTGACCTACTCGACGGGCTTGATACCGGCGCACCTTGATCAAGGTGCGCAATCTATGCCGCCGGAGGCGTTCGGCCTCCGGCAGTTTGCGCCGCGAGGCCGAACAGATGTATGAACAATACAT